GATACCCATACCTGTCTGCCAGTTAGCAGAGCCTGATGTAAGATAAGATGCCTGTTTAATATCCATCATGTGACCCACCTCTAATCCGTATAAAGTACTGGTTTTTCCGTAAAATCCTGAGGTCTCATGCTGTAATCCTACGCGGTGTGTGTGTCCACACACTACTGATTTGCCTAATCGTTTGGCTAAGTTTAATGCAGTGGCTCCTGGTGCACGGTTAAGTGCGCCTTCATCACCGTGTGCCATTACCCAACCAGGTAACAACTCATGCATTTTATGTAAGTAATTAATCTTTAACTTGCCGTAGCCTAGTAGTTCCTCAATCTCTAATGACTTGAGTGACATAAATGCTGGCGCATACTTGCGTATGTATGTATCTATACGGTCAGTATGATTACTTCGTTGAATGTAAAATGGCTTGTTACCCAGAGCCTTGCGGTAACGAGCCATAATGTCGTGCGTTAAATCAATACTATCTTGTAAGGTGTCGGCATATTCTCCTGCCATACCTTTGTTCCAACGTGATGGTTCTGGTGCATCTAGTTCATCTCCTACACACCAGAGTTCATCTGGTTTATAGTCTTGGATAAACTCTAGTGTGGCATCTACAGTTTTATCGTGTTGATACGGTATCTGTAAATCGCTTAATACGACTACTCGCTTCACATCTATTCTCCATTCGGGATACCTTCCCACTGTCCGCGTTGGACTAGTAACCCGATTATGGCATAGTTTGCAAGGTCAATTAGTGTATCTTCAATACTTTCGTAGTTGGGCGTGTCGCCCGTATCAGTTAAATGATTAAGCCTAGCCAACTTGTCATACATGCGAACACGTAGTCCGTTCATTGGACCACCAGGTGCGCCTGATATATTCATAGGACCATAGTCAGCATGCTTCTTAAGCATGATGGTATGCAAGTGTAAAAAGATTCCTTGTAAATCATCAGGATTCTTCATCTAATATCTCCTTCATGTGGTCATCAAAGTTAACCATTGCTTCTTTGATTGAGAACTCTTCCCATACTTCTTCTGCCTTGCCAAACTTACTGGCTACTAGGATAGCAGCCAATGCTGTAGTACACATCTTGGCATCCTCTAAGTCACCCTCTACAAGGGTGTCATATATATCATGCAGTGCACCCACTACATCAAGCAACCTATCTTCTGATACTGGTATTGCAATTGCAAAATCTAAATGGTCAACATGTTCCCAAAACGTATGGTCAAGCGGGGGTAACGCACTCTCTGATTCGCTCATCTAGCCACTCACTTCCTTGTTTAATCATCATGCTGTTGACATCTTCACCATCAGGCATACTGATAATGTTGACATTACCTAACTCTCTACTGATTTTTTTACCAAACTCTAGCCCTGCTGCATCACCATCTGCAAGTACAATGACAACATCAAAGTCGTCAAGTATCTTGGCATAGTGTGGCTTCCAGTTGTTAGCCCCTGGTATACCAACAGTAGGATGATTAGTTTTAACTGACATCATAATGCAATCAAACTCACCTTCGGTGACGCATATGTATTTGTCTGCAACAAAGCACGCCTGCGTATTAAACATAGTTGTCTTGGCACCTACTAGTCCCATGTACTTAGGGTCTTCGCTATGCATACCACGAAATCTAATATCAACTACACCTGACGGTGTAATGTATGGGATAGCAAGCCTACCTTTGTAGGGCTCATGTCCTGGAAGCGGTTCGTCTACCACCCCCAGATGAAAGATGTTTGCCTCGTCTACCGAGAGTTGACGGCTTGCCAGATATTCCTCTGCGAGATTTATCTTGGCTGCGTATCTCTGTGTTGCCTGAAGTAAGAACTGACGCTGCGAATTTGATAGCCTCACGATAATCACCACCTTCTTTGTACATAATTAGGGAATAAGTATCGCCTTTAACTCCACAACCGTGGCAGATAAAGGCGTTCTTATCAAAGTTTACTGCTGCTGATGCATGACTGTCTATATGAAACGGACACTTCATCTTGCGCCAACCGCTGCCCGTTGCTGGCACGGTGGCGCCTATGTAGTGCAGGTACTCACCAATGTCAGGCTTGTCCCTTTCCAATTGCTCTCCTTAATAAATCTACATATACATAGCCAGGCATGGTGCAGTACCAATCTTCAGGGCTTCCCCTACCCTTACGTTTGTGCCACACCACACCTGTCCATGCGTTGTCGTTAGCCATCTCGACTATCAACTCTTCTGTCCATCCCGCCAAGTCCATCTTGGCGTGGTTTTTTATTTCTATAGTAACTCCAGGTATACCTGAGATGTCACCTTTGTCTAAGGTTGCACCAGCCAAGCGTCTGTCTACATAAGGGAACCATTGCTTGAGATACTTAACTACATCTCGCTCTGCTCCTGAACCTTTCGCTTTGGCTGCGCTACTCATACCTTCATCTCCACCTGTCTGTAGTCTCTGACTACATCTTCAAGATACATAGATGCTGGGTCAAATGATAGTGATACATATGTGTTACCAGTAAAATCTGCTTTACCGTAACGATTCTTAACAGGGGCTACGCATAGGTATGCGTCTGGTCCCTGCATCATCTGTCCTACTGTCAACACCATAGCAGGTACCTGACTAACCATGCCTTGCAACGCTGAGCGTGGCTGACATGGGAAACCTTGAGCACCTTCTTTAGTATGGTGTAACACTAGTACACATGCATTGGTATCTCTTGCAAGATACTTGAGTTCTTTCATGACCTGTCGCATAGCAGCAAACTCTTCGCCACCATCAACAGCAATGTCCATAAGGTTATCTACTACGATAAGCGTAGGACTTCTACCCCACATAGTTTCAAATGCAGATACTTCTGCATCTAAATCGTTAAGGGTTGGGCTGGGTTCAAACGACCAGTACAAATTAGAGAACTCCCGTAAGAGTTCTTCTGCTTTGGCTGGCTCTGTCTTAAGCATATATTCTGCATGCGCTTGACTTATCTTTGCTTTCATAGCAAGTAAACGCATAGCCATAGTGTGTGCATTAGTATCAGCAGAGAAGTATAGTGTTGGTTGTTTTAGTCTTGCTGCGATATGTAATGCAATAGATGACTTACCTGCGCCAGGAGTACCAGCAATTACTGATACCTCTGCACGGCGTAGGATAATGCCTTCCCGTTGGAACGCCTGAAAGGGTGGAGGTAATGGTTCTCCTCCAACCTCAGGCTTGCCAATACTACGGCGTAATGTTTTCATTATGCCTTAGTTTGGTCTGCTTGGAATGAGTTCCACTCTGCTTGATTCTGCTTGATGTATTGAGTTGTACACTTGCTTGGGTCGCCTTGCTTAGCAGGGCAGAAGTAACCCTTGTATGGACCAAACTTACCTGTTAGTCCATGGATGCGTGTCATTGTACCGTGAGGGCAAGTGCGTGAACCTGCGCTTATTGCTGGTGGTGGTGAATCAAATGAGTCAACAACTGTGCCACCAAATTGATTAGCAATAGATGCTACTGCTGGGTTAGGTGGTACTGCTGCATTGCTACCACGCACTGCTGCTTCTAACTCTGCAACTGCAGATGATACTGATGCTAGTGATAGTGCTACTACTTGGTCTAGTTCTTCGCCGCTTTCAGCGCGAACAGTAACAAGAGAACCTGCTGCTGTTTTAACTGTGATACTGATTGGTGCTTCGGTACTTGGCATTTATTCTCCTTGAATAGATGTTACTAGGGATTTCTTTGAGTCTCGGAAGATACGAACTTTCATTGCTAACTCTATACCTTTCCAACCTTGTTTGATGTCAACAAAATGTAGTTCACATTTACCACTACCTGCTGGCAGATGGACAATGATTCCCTTCTCTTGATTGACACCACCCCAAGAACCACGGGTTGCCGTGGCGGGGTCATACGGCAAGCCGTGTGCATACACCGCTAACTGCATGGCAATTTTATTTGGGTAGGCAATACTACCAGTCTTTAAGTCAGAGATGTACAACTCGCCGTTGTATTCAACTACACGGTCAGGTGTACCTGCAATCTTGTACTTGTCTAGCACGCAGAACTGTTCAATGAATACATTCTTGAACTTTTTTGTTGCATCTGCATATGCTTGTATGTCTGCTACATATTCTTCAGGTATAACTCCGAGGTCTTCACCTCGGTCATACTTCTCTGTCAATGTATGGATGGCTGTGCCTATGTTTGCTTGTGCTGTTGCACCTGCTGCAGTCATAGCATCTTCTACTAACTTGTCCATTTCTAACTTGTTATCTCTATGTGCTGATGCTGCCAACAACAGGTCAGGTCGCAGTGTTAAACCTGCTGCTGCCATGCGTAACTTCCATGCTACTAATGCAGTGCCATCATCTAATGAACCAGCAACTGTAGTAGTCCGTGTGTATGGTATTGCTTTGCCACCTTTGGCTGGCACTACCATTGGTCTGCCGTATCTATCTCTTGGAACTTCTACTTCTGACATACGTCTCCCTTGTTAATAGGTTGGGGAGCAGGAACAAGGAGAGAGCCGAAACCCTGCCACCCCAACCCACTCATCTTAGCATAGGTGACGGCTATGCATTGATGTCATTGCCGCAATGCGGACAAAGTTTTTCTCGTTTCTTATAGACCTCATGTACTACTTGGTCTTTGTAATTTTGATGCACATATATCTTGCTTCTGTTGCGTGCTTTGATAGCACGCACTATAGCACCTGACTGATGCAATACTGACAGCACACCACTAGCCGTGCCGTGATGCCAGCCTGTGCTTTCGGCTAACTCTTTCCAAGTCATACCATTAACACCTGCTAGTTTTAAATATGACAATGCTCTAGCCTGATTGTTTGCTTCTTGTCCTGACATACTATTAAGTACAGCGCGAGCCTTAGATGTATCAGTACCTGACCATCCAGCCGTACCCTTGTATGGTTTGTAAGGTACGTACTCTGCCATTATTCTGCAATCTCAATGTCTGTTACATCAATCTGGTCAACATCAATTTCACCATCATAGAAGTCAACTGAAACATTATCTGTAAAGATAGTCTCTGCATCATCCTCATCTTCACATTCTATTGTGAATGTACCAGTGATTGTGTAGTTAGCATTGTATCTTGTTGTAAGTCGGTTGGCTCCAATGGAGTCAAGTAACTTATTGATGTCTGACTTAGTGAATGTGTACTCACCGTCTTGCCATTCAACTTCACTAAAGAAGTCACGGACTTTATGACGATTGTCAACTTTTTCTTTTCGTTGTAAGTCTGAGACTTGTTGTACTGCATCTACTTCCTTTGCTCTCTCAATGAAGCGTAGTACTTCCGACTCAGTGTATACAACTGATGCACCTTCTTCGTTATTGATTGTGATTGTGTTCATGTGTTCCTCTCGTTGTTTATACTAACAAAGATAAAGCCTTGGTCTTTACCTTGTCATTGCGTCCACTTAGGGTGGCGGCTGCTAATCGTTCAGCGCCGCCCGTTGCATAGTGGTCAGCAAATTCTACCACTGCATGCCATGCACCAAAGGCTGTGTCTCTGATGTTCTCTTGTGTTTCTGATTCATTGTAAATAGCCCACGCTTTAGCGCGTGCATCTTTAGCAATGGTCTGTTGCTTGCGCTCACCGCGTGTAAGCAAAGCGTATGGCGTATCTTCTACCTTAGTAGGCAATGCCCATACTTTCTTGAAGAAGTTAACTGCTTGCTCACGTGAAAAGTCAATGTCAAGTAAGCGGTTGGCTGTCAACTCGTAGTCATCTATAGCCTGATATGTCAGGTTAGTAATGTTACGGATGTCACCCACAGATAACTCTTGGTTAGTGCTGTGTGTCATACGGTATGTGTACTCATTGTACTTTTGTTTGTAGTTACTAATCAAACCGTTGACTTGATTAGCACAGAACAAACGCTCAATGATTGGCTTGATGACAACAGATGATGAGCCATCATGTGATGTCTTAACCAATAAGAACGCAGCATGTGGGTCATTGGCTACTGATACACCACGAGGTAATTCTAATACCATCCAGATGTTAGCACCACCATTGAACTCACCTGCTGCTGCATAGCGTGCATCACCTGCATCTACAAGTGTATCTAATGCGTTAAAGACTTCCATGTTTTGTACTACCTTGTACTTAGTACCAACAATACCAATGACTGAGTTATTATCCTCACGGATAATAGCCTGCTTCTTTGGTACGTCTATGTATGTGGCTGGTGTTACACCGTGCTCATCAATAGATAAGGGTGTACTCACTGCTTGTAGTTCACCCGTGCGTACAGTCCAGTTAAGTCCTGCTTGTGTGGCTGCACTTGCAGCAGAGGTAGCCTCTACTGCAGTGCCACCACGTACCCATGCTGAACGATGCTTACTTGCTACTGTCATCTTCTATATCCTTTGCAAACTTGAGTACTGCATACGAATTGTTTTCGTTTAGTTTATCCATGAAACCTTCTTGTTTCATAAGACCTATGAATGTATCTACTAACATTTTAGATAGTACACCATCAGGCAATGCCATAAGACGGTGTGTCATTGGATGTGCCACACTGAACTCAGTTACTAGTTCAATTGTGTGTGGAACTTTAATTGTTTGTGTCATTTGTTTCTCCCTTGTTTGTTTGTGTTGTGTATATCCATGCCCACGTTACATCTACTTCACCATAGCGTAACGTGCTTGTTGCTTTGCGTAAAGCATCATCATCATTTTCTGCTTCCACAAAGAACGTTATGTTTACTTCCCATTGCTTAGTACCAGCCATGTTTTCTCCAATGTGCCCATGCAATTGACGGCTTCTCGTATCTATGAACTATATACTCCAGCCCCCGCGCAACTTGTTGCGGGGCTGGGGTACCACGCTTAGTGTTTAAGACTTGTGCTATCCCATAGGCTGATGACTTAGGGTTGTCTGCTTCATGTCGCCAGTTAGATTCTTTAGTCCATAGTTTTATCAGTGCTTTGTGTTCACCCCTATTCCATTCGGGGTACCACATCTTCATGTATGAAATAGCATATAACTTGGCAGCGTATGGTGTCCATACTTTAGGTAACTGTTCTTTGTTATAGCATAGGTCGTTGACATGTTGCGAGTAATACTTTAATGGTAGACCTAACATTGTGGTCAGTGTTAGCAGCATAGTGCTACCAATAGCCGTCCACTTTCTTACTGAACTCATCTAGTCTCCTAGTCTTCGTCTCCGTACATACGGTCAGGTTCACTGCATACACACTCAAAGATAAAGCAACCGCAGTCTGAACACTCGGCGTTTTTGTCTAGTGCAATGTCATCATCTTCTCTTGGCTCACTCATTTGTATACCTCCTTACCAACTTGCTTGGTACTCAAACATAGCATCATCTACTGATTCATCTAATGCTTTGTCAAGTAGTATAATTGTTTCTTTTAAGTTTTCCCAGTACCATTCATCTATACCTGTACCACCAAAGAAGAACCCTTCTGTTGGTGGCAGTAGTTCCATTGCTGTTTCTTCTGTGCCTTCATCTACTACTTTCTGGCAGTCATCGCGCAATTGAACAAGGTCTTGCTTGGTTAAATGTATTGGTGTGCAGTCATCTACAACACCAGCCGTGCGTATAATCCAGCCATGAATTGCATTAGCCTTACGCCAGTATGCAACTTCATGTACTTGCTTCTCGTACAGATACATGTCTAGTCCCATTGCTTACTCCTTTACTGTGTCAACGATTGTTGCTACTTCAATAGATACCTGCTTGATAAATGGCTTGGTCATGTTAACCCAGTCTACTCCATACTCATCAGCCAATCTTTCCCATGCTGCGTTCTCTACGTCACGAGAGTCAGGGCTGAATGTTGTTTCAATTGTAGTGACCATGATGAAATGGTCTGCTGCGAATAAAACATCAGTTGTTATTGTGTTCATTAGAATGGTACCTCCACATGGTTTTGGCATGACTTGCGCCATGCTCGTAGTCTTTGCTTAAGAAATCTGTTTTCTTGTAGCAGTTGTACATTTGCAAACGCTAGTATAAACATCATGATTAGACTAGCACCTAACGCTATAGTTATAGCAACGATTGTTCCTGTATCTAAATACATGTTACTCTCCTTGATTTGTAGTTGTCCGACAGTCTGATTGTAATAGAATACAGGTGGCTGTCACGCTAGAACAGCCACCTGTTTCTACTATTAGTTAGTTGTTACTTCAAATACTTCTAACTGTAGTTGAGGTGCACGGCGTGCTGTTTCAGCAACATCCTGTCGGCGGTCAAAGCGTGTAACTAAGCGACCCTTTAGTGTCACTAATTCTGATTGCTCTGAGCCTGCTCGTGTAACTCCTAGGATTTCTCCTACTGTACTGTCATCTAATGCTACTACATTGATACCGCATACATATACCTGACGGTCTGCTTCTCCATTGCTGAAGGCAGATACTTCACGCTGGTCAAACCAAGCAGTAATCATTGTGCCTTTACTGCCTGTATGTGTACGAACATTCTTTAACTTACCTGTAAGTGTTACTGTGTTTTCCATTTGTTTCTCCTTGTTTAGTTTCGTTTATTGTTTATAGTTTTTGACAGGTAGCCCTGCCGTAAGGCAACAGGGCTACCTGTTTTGTTATTATCTTACATTGCTTTCCAATGGTTTGTCACAATCTTGACAGTCATTGAATGCCTTGGGCGTAAGCAAGTTACACCAAGGACACTTTACTTCACGCTGGGATTGCATGTAATCATCTAACTCCCATGTGGTATCTAATACACCACCATCTTGCAGCATAACTATGGGCATCTTGAACTCATCATCACGGTCAGTCCAGTCATGTCCACTAGGCTCAGTTACTAGCATCCATTGACGCTTGTATTGTAGGTTTCCCTCATCTACTAGGTCGTGCGCTATCTGTGCAGACCTAGCGTCAGCCAAGTCTTGACAGTCTATGCACATGGTATCTAATTGCATACAGTCATAGCATTGGTTGGTAATACTTATACCATTAGATTGTTCAGTCATTTTATTCTCCTTTGTTTTTTATAGTTGTGTATGGAAGTGCAGTGGTCCGCTGAGGTTACGGTTACCCCAGCATCTACTGCTTTAACCTAAAGGTAGACAGAAAAAAACCCCCTATTTCTAGGGGGTTTTAATCTATCTACTAAATAGATACAGACTCTAGCATGAAGACTGTATCCCAGTTCTCGCCTACCTTACTGGTCTTAAACCAGCCAGCCACATTGACTCGTGGGCGTGCAGTCGCTTTAGCGACTGTGCGTTCGCGGGTCTCAGTGCTTTCGCCTGCATCAAAGTGAAGGTCTCCGCCTGATGCTTCTGCGCTAGGAGAGTGCTTGGTGAAGTACTGCTGCTCCAGACCAGACAGCGCATCTACTGCGTTGAATGAGCGGAAACGGAGTGAGGCTTCATACTTGCCGTTCTCATCGCGTAGGATAAGGATACCGTTTGCGTAGGTGTTCCCGCTCTTGGCGGTGCGAGTCTCGACATGCGCTAGTTCTGCGCCGTCAAATGAAATGCCATGTTGTGACATGATTGCCTGCTTTCTCTTTGTAGTTGTGTGCTCGGATGAGCAGAACAGCATCGGGCGGGGTTCTGCAGGAGAGTCACCCTTGGGCGGCGCATGCGCCGACCCCAACGCGCCCCGCTTTTGGGCGTGGTGGGGTTGACTCCCTAGCAGGTTCCTGCCAGATTGCGTGGCGCATCTTCCGTGCCACGACACATAGAGACAGCGTTTAGGCAGTCATGTTGCGACATGCCATGCAGACGGTCAGAACCAGCATGGCGGGATGAGCCGACATGAGAGGGGATACCAGAGCAGACGGTGCTCTCAGCCCCTACACGATGGCAAGTGTGATGACTCAATCCCGCTCAGGCAACAGCATGATGCGGTGGCAGTCTGGGGAAGCATTCACCATGCCTCTCGCGCATGAAGCGAGGGCAGACCGAACTGATGCAGACGAACTGAGACACGAGGGCGCAGCGTCTTTGGACGCAGCACACGAGTGTGGCTGGACTGGTGTAGACCAGAGCAATCGTGACAGCGTAGGATACAGTCACACATGCTGGAGTATATCTATTTAGTTAGGATAGATTACTATACTACCCCCCTAGGATAGGTAGGCAGACTGTCTACCGTCAGACAACAGCCCACATATAGTCCTGTCTGTACAGATTTCTATCTGTCTATTAGTCTATGACCCCCTATATGTTAATGACTGTTGACAGTAGTGATTGTATCTCTACCTAAAAATATTTCTGTATATAGTTACAGGGGGCATATACAGTCTGACCTGCAGTTTTACAGTCTATAAAAAATACTTTCAAATAAATAGTTCGTTTGACCTGTTTGAACAGGTTAATACTATATAGAGAGTAAAATAGTTCAGAACTCTTTTATTAGAGTTCTTCACTCTGTTACAGTATACTGTACAAATATACATCTGTAGGGCGGGGGGACTCTGCCACAAAGGAGATGAACGTGGCTACACCAGCGCACAAGGGATTCAAAAAGGGTGACGACCATCACCTTGCCAAGGGGGTTGCCCAGGCTAAGGCAGATGTACTTGCTAGGGTAAAGGACGGGGTATCTGTCCAAGCCGCCATGGTTGCGGCGGGAAAAAAACCAGACACGGTACGTCAATGGATGAACCGTGACCCTGAGTTTGCCCGTGCATTGGAAGAAGCCAAGGAGCAAGGGTCTAAGCAATCCTTCACCGCCATGGGCGTTGAGAAGGAGTCAATCCCTTTCTCGGACTTCTCTAAGATGTTTTTTGACCAGACGGTCTTCCCTCATCATCAGGACTGGGTAGACCTACTGGAGGGGCGGGAACCTTCATGGCTCCACCCCAATATGATTTATGAACCAGGCGAGGGGAACCGCCTACTCATCAACGTGCCCCCTGAGCACGCTAAGTCCACGGTTGTGACCGTGAACTATCCAACTTACCGCATCGCCCTCAATCCCAACATCCGCATCATCGTGGTATCAAAGACATTGAATAAGGCACGCGAGTTCGTATACGCTATTAAGCAACGATTGTCCCATCCACGCTGGCTCAAGTTACAGACCGCATACGGTCCAGAGGGCGGTTGGAAACAGGACGCAGATACTTGGCGTACCGATACTGTCTATCTTGGCGGCGATGCGCGTAATTCTTCTGAGAAAGACCCAACGCTTCAGGCACTGGGTATGGGTGGTCAGATTTACGGCGCCCGTGCTGACCTGATTATTCTTGACGACTGTATCACTACCGCTAATGCCCACGAGTGGGATAAGCAAATGGAC